GATGCAGGTGCCGCGGTCTTGCCCACTGCCTCGATCGATCCGAGGGCTGCTGTTGCCGACAGTCGCCGATTGACCGGATCGACGCTGTAGACCTCAACCTGATACAGGCCAGCGACGGCGATGTCGATGTCGTATGCGACGGTCTCCTGATCCGTCTCGACCCAGTTGCCGTCATCAACACGCCAACGCACGCGGTAGATGTCAATGCCGGTCACCGCCGACCATGCCACCTGCAACTGAGCCAAGACAATGCCGTTGCTCTCAAAGACACGCTCTTGCAGCGTCAGCCCGCTAGGAGCAGATGGCACTTCGTTCAGGTTGGTGATGTCCCGGAACTGCAGCGGCACATCCCGCTCGATGTAGTCGTATTTGCTGCTGTTGTAGGCGACTGCGCTGATGGTGTAGACAGCCTGCTCTGACTCGGCAATGCTGACGATCCGCCAGGTTGATGCCTCCAGATCCTCGGTCTGATACAGCCAGATGCTGTTGGCATTGGGCGCCGTCGAGTACGCGCTGCTGACCGTGATCACACCGCCGACGATGGATGACACCGTTCTGGATTCAACCGCACCTGTCGGCAGGATCACCGACATCGTCGGGCTAGTGCCAAGCACCAAGCCAGTAGCACTGTCAACGGTGATCGCTGTTGTCGTTGCGGATGTGATCCGCCCACCGCGGCGCTGACCGCTTCTGGTTGGATCGGACACCTCAACGATCTGCCCAGGTGTCAGCACCACGCCGGCGTCAAGCGATGCACTGAACGTGATGACCTCGGTCTCGTACCGGTTGGAATACAGCAGCCACTCGCCCAGTCGATGCGCTTGCCCGCGGCTGGTGCAGGCAAATGCCTGGATCTCAGCCGTTTGGATGCCATACCGCTGGATGCCGTCCTGGTCCTCGATCACCTCCTGTGCGACGTCGCGGGTGTCCATGTCGAAGTAGGACACGATCGCAACGGTCGGCCTGCCCTTTAGGCTGCTGCCCTGATACGAGAATCCGTCTTGAGTCACGTTGGCCAGCGTGAACAAATGCGCGACGGTGTCCGGTGCATCCTGCGCGATGCTGAGCGCACCCTCGGACCAATACGGCATTGCTCGAAAGACCGAGCACATGTCACTGATCAGCTTGTAGGCATCGTCTGCTGTTTGGATATTAACGTTGCAGGAGAATCGCGGCTCAGTGCCACCAAGGCCATCCGGTACCAACGCGCTGCAATACTGCGACGCGGTAAAGAATGAAAACTTATCCAGTTGCGATGCTTGGATGTGATCACCGAACCCATAGCGACTGTTGACCAGCAGATCCCACAGCACCCATGCAGGGTCATTGGTCCATTGCTTGGTTGCGCTGAAGTTGCCGCTCCATACAAAGCCAGCCGGATAAACGATCCGCCCGGTGCCAGGGTCAACCGTGACGCCATCAGGGATTGCTACCTTGATGCCACGGATGCGGTAGCTGCGCTTAGGGATACTGCCGATCTGCTTTGCATCCAGCCGCAAACCAATGACAGCGCTGTTGGGATACCGCAGCCTGCCATAGATGATCTTGGTGTACGACGCCCAGTTGAACTTATCCTGCACCTTGGAGCTGGTTGAGTTGGCGGTAACGCGAGTAACTTTGATGTCAACCGGAAACGCGCCATCCAGGTCGATCTGATAGTCGCGATTATACGGGTCCAGTGATTTGCCGTTGACGATGTCATTGTGAATGACTTCATAAGATCCGCCGCTGTAGCGCCTAGAGATCTGGATCTGCACCTTTGTCCCCTTGTTGCCGCTGTCGCTATACAGCACCGGGAACTGCAGCGTGATCCGCACTGCATCGACGTTGTTGTCCGCAATGGTGCGCACCACCGGATTGGCTGCGTCAACAGTGACGCCAACCGTTCGCTCTTCTGAAATGGTGTCGCCATACTTCAGCGGCGATTGAGCCTGTGTGCCCTTGGCATTTGTGTCCACCTCGACGCCTTGAAAGTTCAGGCGATTGCCAGCATCACGCAGCGGCGTGTTGTCCAAGAAGATCGACTGCTCGCCATTGACCAATCCCTCGATTTCGCCTTCGCTGATCAGGTCAACAATCTGTGTGTATTGCGTCGATTGCAGCGTCATGCCTTCACCTGCACAGTGTCAATGCCGGCACTGACAACAACCGATCCGACGATCACCTCGCCATAGACGATCGGCACCGGCACGCCAGCCCTTGCGGTGTTTTGCACGCCGTTGAAGCTGAAGTTAGACCGCGGGTCGTTCTGCGTGCTGGATGACGCCGACACGCCAACCTGTGGCGTTTTGCTCTGCAGTTGGCTTGATAGGTACTGAAGGCCAACGGACAGGCCAATGCCTAACAGGATGGGCGCTGCTTGAGCGAGGGTGTTAGCCGCTGTGCTGAGCCCATCGATAAGCAAACCCAGACCTGCTTCTAGCTCCCCACTGAACGCAGGGATGATCCGCAGCTCTTGGCGCCCGATCGGATGGCTCAGTTCGTCAGCAGTCAGCAGATGATCGCCAACCGCAATGCAGTATCGCTGATTCGCTAGGTGTTGGCGCAACCCAGGGAAGTTGGCATTAAGGAACCGCAACGCCTCGATGGCGGTATCGACAACAGCTTCAAAAACACGGCGCCCGAGGAACTCAGCTAGCGGCCCATACACTCGGATGGTATTCATCAGACCATTGCTCGGTGCGTGGATCAAGGATAAACCAGCTAAGGCCGCTCAACTTGATGCCTCTGATGTCCATTCTAGACGGCTCCAGCGGTCCGCCAGGATGGCTATGGATGACGGCCAACACCACACCAGCATCCTCTGCTGCTGCATAGTCCAGCGGATTGAGCACAAACTCTTGCCCGCTGTTGGCGAGGTTTGCGCAGGGCCAATACGTCAGGTCATCCAGTTGCACCAGCAGGCCGCACGACTCCTTCGGGTCCTGCTGCTTGGCGTGCAGCATGGCCTGCTCACGCCACATAGCTGCTCACGCCAGGGAATGACCCGAAGTTTAGGATGCCATCCGTGCGGAACACATAGCTGCGATCGGGTGCTGTGAACGTGTAGGTCGCAGATGATTGAGTCTGCACTTCGTAAAAGCTGTAACTGCCGGTGCTGTTGGCGATCTTGGCGTTGAACGACAGCAGCACACGCTTAAGGGTACCGCTGTTGCCGAGGATGCCGGTCACTGTTGCGGTGTCGGCCTCTGCGATGGTGGGACCGATGACGTACTGCCCCAGTGCAATGCTGGTCGTGTTGGGCACCACGATCACATCACCAACAGGATCCGGGTCGCGTGGGTTGGCAGCGTAGCCAAATGCCTGCTGCTTCAGGTAGCTGCTGGTTTTGGTCGTGATCAGTGTGGCCACATTCAGCCATGACAATTGCTGGCTCAACGTGACGGTGGTGGCGCCAACGGACTCGACCGTAACTGACACGCCTGCCGGGATGCCTCCGCCTGTGACGATCATGCCAACCGCTAGCCCGCTGGTGTTGATGCCGGTGATGGTGGTGCGATTGGTGCTCAGTGTGCCGGTCTTGCTGATGGTGGTCGTTGCTGTTGCGTTGGCGCTCATCGTGATGGTGGCACCTGCAACGCTTGACACCGTGGTGCCGCTTGGCACGGCAAAGCCCTTGACCGGCAGCCCTGCCTTCACGTTGACCGCCGACTCGAGGACCAGTTGGTTGCTGCCACTAGTGACGCTGCCGGTGCCGATGATCTGCGCAAACCGCCGCTCACAACTGCTCAGCCGTTTGCCGCAGACATCCTCTGCCAACGTGGTGACAGGCACGTCATCCTCGTCGAAATACAGATCGCCGCTGTAGCCGCATTCGGTCGAGCGGTACTCCCATTGGCAGAATGCACTGAGGCATTGCCGTTTCGGACCGCGCACGCCGAACAGGTCAAACGCGCTGGCTAGCTCAAACTCGACGACGTCCCTAGTTTCAGCCGCCTTGCGGTCGATGTAGAACACCTGCCGCGGAAACTCAGCCGTCGGGTCTGGACTGTAGGGGCTAACGCCACCAGGGAAGTTGTCCGCATCTAGGTAACGCCCGAGCGTGCGGATGCGGGTCACCTTGGCACCCTCCAACCCACGCGGCAGGCTGAGCATCAGCCCGGTGATCGTGCCAAGCAGATTGCTCATCCGCAACGTTGGCCGCGGCAGTTGGCCGTTACCGCTTAGCTCAAAGCCATCGGCTTGGATCGGGAACCACGAATAGCTGTTGCCGTTCCAGACCAGACCGCCGATCTCTTGGGCGATCATGTCGCCATTCTCGAAGAGCAGCAGATCATTGTCTTCTGCGATCAGCAGCCCGCCAGCTTGCAAGTTGATGCCCGAGTGGAATCGGTAGACATCCGTAACGCCATGCTGCGCGGTGTTTAGCTCCAGCTCGAACAGCTCAATGACGGCGCCAGGGTTGATCTCCTGCAGCGCTGAGACCGGTACAGCCATCAGGGTTCAAATACCTGCCGGAACGTGGCAGTGATCACCGCCCTGCCGGTGTACGGGATCGACTTGGTCCAGCTACTGCACACCCAGTCGTAGGCCGTTGCTTCATCTGGCGGCGTCCAGCCAAAGGAAGCGCCATCAGCAGCGCGAGCATCAAGGAAGGTCTCAATCGTGTCCGCATTGGCTTCGGTGATGTTGTTCCAGGTCAGTGACCACTCCCTTGGGTTTTGATTCAGGCCAAAGGTCAACCGGTGTTCGTAGCCATCGCCGAACTGCACAACCCGTTGCCGCGGTGCGCTGCGCTTTTCAGCGCCGTAGGTCGGTGTGATCGCTGGGAAGGTGGCCATTATGTGAGCAATCCTCCGGGGCGCTTCTGCTTGACGATCTCTTGCTGCACTGCGACAGACACGATCCTGCCGAGCTGGTTGGCCCGCTGGTCATCACCTTGCACGCTACTGCCGCTGGCGTCAACGTTGACGACCACACTAACGCCACCGCCAAAGCTGCCGGCTGGTGCGATGCCGCCGCTACGCCCTGGCATGAACAACTCAGGACCACGCTCGCCGACTAGGTACGGCTGACCAGCGCGGACACTGCCGCCCATGGCGCGCTTGCCAAACAAACCGCCGAGCAATCCGCCGCCGGATCCGGTGCCAGACATCTCGCCAAACAGCGCCATGTTGATTGCCACGTCGAGCAGCTTGTTGGCGATGTTACGCAACACCTGCGATGCCACGTCACCTAGCGACTTGGTGCCATCAATCGCACCTTGGATGGCGTCAACAATGCCGGACTTCAGCGACATGCCGATGTCTTCGTAAATCGCTTTGATTTGTTCTTGCTCTGTCAATTGCTTTTTAAGGCTCTCTATTTTTTTGACCTGATCTTCTACGTTTTTAGCATCAAGCCCTGCTGATTCTTTCATGATGTCGCGGATCTGCTGCCGCAGCATCACTTCCGCTTCATTGCCATTGAGTTTTGCCTGCAGCAACTCGGTTTCATCTGTCAACTGTTGCATTCTTTCCTGACCAACTTTGACCTGTTGGTCTAGCCGCTTTTGATCTTCGGCTGATGCGGTAATGATTTGCTGTTGATGCTTGGCAAAAATTGTATTTAGCTCCTGTTGGCGAACGGTAATTGCGCTTCGAATTTCATCTTCTTTTTGCAGTAGGGCCAGCCTGGTGTCTTCTTTGTCTTTGGATTTAGCAATAATCTGATCCCTGAATTGTTCTCTCTTGGCCAGGGTTGCTTGCAGGGTGCTAATCTCTAACTGCGTTGTTTTGTATTGAAAAGCAAAGTCAACCATTCGCTTGGCTTGCTCTGCATTGGCGGTCATGGATACCGCATTAAGAGCATTGATCTTTTGCGTTTCCAGTAACGCCTTATTTTCCTGCAATCGCTGCTGAAATACACTACCAATCAGATCCTCCATGGATTGCCCTTTGCCGGTTGGTTCTTCACCTAATAGCGGCGGTGGCTTGGTAGATGCTGGCTTAGATGGCTTAGACATCGTGCGCAAAGATTTGAGTCTGTCTTCTAGGTATTTGGCTTCTTTCTGCAATTGCTGCATTTCAAATCTCATGGCCGGCAGGACCGGAACCCCGCCACCGAGCACCTGCCCGTCTACGCCCTTGATCTCTAATCCCTTCTGCATATTGATGCCTGCCTTTTCAGCAGCCTGCATCTGGGTCTGCAATTCTTTGATTCTTGCTCGAGTATTGAACAGGCGATCGTTAGCTTTCTTATAGTCTGGGCCAGCCAGCGCTTTGTTGACGGCATCTATGACGCTGATAGATAAATCAAGGATTCCCTGCAGTGCCGGCTTGAGAACTTCTCCGATCTTTTTGGCGATACTCTCAATGCCATCTTTTAGCGTGCTGAATTTGCCGGCCAACGTGGTGCTCTGAGTAATGGCACCGTTTGCATACTTGCCGCCCTTCTCGGTCAGTCGAACGATGGCAACTTCAACTGCCTCTGAGCTGATTCGACCTTTGCTCAGAGCCTTGGAGAACTCCTCGCCGGTCATCCCATACATCTTGCGCAGCTCTTCCTGCAGAGAGATGCCACGCTCTTGGAACTGCAGCAGCTCCTCGCCTTGCAGCCTGCCCTTGGCAATGACCTGGCCGTATGCCAGCGTCAACTCACCGAGATTGGCTCCAGTCGCGCCGGCGACATCACCCAGCCTCCGTGTGGTTTCGACTACCTTGTCAGCGCCAACGCCAAATGCATTCAGTCGCTTGGCAGCATCAATCAGTTCGGTGCTAGTGAATGGAGTTACTGCGCCGAGTTGCTGAAGCTGTTGAATAATCTGCGTTGCTTTCTCAACGCTGCCGGTTAGAGTTTGCAGACTGCGTGTCTGTGTCTCTAGTTCTGATGTCTTGGCAATGACAAACTTGATTGCCTGAACCGCACCGAAGGCGCCCACAAGGCCGCCAATGGCGCCCTTTAAGCCGTTGATCGCACTCTGCGTGGCACCTGACGCCCGGTTGACATCACGCAGCGCATTAACCGCCTGCCGCGAGTCAACCCTTAGCTCGACGTTTGAGACTGCCATGGCACCATTCTACCGGCGCCGTGCCTTATCCATTGCTTCCTTCTCGCGCTCGCCTTTGATCTCGTAGTATGCCGCAAAATGCACAAACTCAGCATCGGTCAGCTCAGTCCGCAACCGGCTGACCGTCATGCCTAGTTCAGTAGCCAGGAAAAACTCGAAGAAGAGCCAGTTATCCTGGCTCAGTCTTTTTTTGCTTCCTCTAGGCCAGCATCATCACCAAGGCCAAACAGGAACAGCTCCAGCTCGTTCAGCACGCGCTCGGGCAGCTCGCGTTGCAGCTTGGCTGCATCAGCCGGCGCGAATGCCTTGGTGCCGTTCTCCAGCTCAGCAATCTGGCACAGCATTTGCGTGCTGACCTCCAGTGCCTCATCAGATCCCGCCAGCGATGTTGCACGCTTACGGTCTGCGCGGGTAATCGGCTTGAAGTAAAGAACCAGCACCGTATCACCAGCATCATTCTTGATACTGAACTTACGGCGCTGGTTCAGGTCAAATGCACCGGCAAGCAGATCAACCGGGCGTTGTGAGGCAGGCATCAGATGCTAAGCGTGAGGGTTCCGCTGGAGACGAAGTTGATCGTGATGATCTCGATCTCGCCAACCGTAGCCGAGTACTCGCTACTTGTCACCACGATGGTACCGGTGATCTTCTTGCCGCCGGTCTCGTCCAGATACAACTCAACCGCTGCATCGGCCTCGTCAGTGGCTTGGTTGGCATCCTTGATCAGGTCCAGCTTGTCGCCAGATCCAGGGGCGTCGTACATCACCTCGATGGTGCCTGATCCACTGATCAGGCCGCCGATGTTGGCGCGGTAGGTGGCACCATGAGCGGTGGCGTCGTAGGACTCCTTTTCAACGGTCATCGACCATGACCGCACCGATGCGATCTCAGACAGACCGCCGCTGCCAGCCTTGTCAAAAAAGACTGTCCCTTGTTGCC